CAGGAGTGACTTCAAAACCTCTTAATTCTCCAGGATGATAATTGGGAGATGTTCTATCAACACCAGCAAAATCTTCTATTAAATCCCAAACTGAGTGTGTGTCAGTTTTTACAAAGTCATTTAAGGTCCACATAGCTTTTTGATAATCTGAGTCATTGTAAATTCCATATTTATTTTTTATTTCTTTAAATACATTTGGAGCCAAATATCTTTTTCCTTCTATCTCAACATAAGCTGTGCTTGCTACTTCTTCCATAAATTGTTGCCCTTTAGCTGTTGCCATTTCCATTGCAATCGACCAATCTAATGGAAGAACATTTTTGTATTGTCCTTCATATTCAATCGTAGCAAACTGTCTTGCAGGGTCTTTTCCATAAACCCAACTATCTGGATTGCCCATTGCTACTCTTATTAGTTCCATAAAGTTTTTGTCGGAAGATAAAACCTGTCTATATTGACCTGCTGTTATTCCCATCATGGGTAAAACATCATCAGAATCAATAGCACCAGGTTCTATATAAACATAATTTCCATTATCTGTTATATTTAAATCTTCACTATATTTCTTAGCATATTTATGCATTACAGCTACACCATCTATTTGTCCTTTATGGATTCCATCTTTAAATACAGAGTACATTTCACTCTTAGGATCAGTAAAAGTTTTTGACAAATTGGGATTATTTTTAATTTCTTTTTCTATTTCTTTTTTTAGAAGATAATGATACTTCTGTGCCTCGTCCATACTGTCCAAATCAACTTGATCTTGTTGTTCAATTCTTTCCTTACTTTCTCTTTCTAAGTCTTTTAAATAATCCCAAGTGACAGCTGTTCCTAAGAAAATGCCAGCTGCTGTCATTAATTGAAATAATTTATCTCTCCAATTTTCATTCAATTGTTGTTTTTCTGCGAAATGGTTTGAGATTGGTGGTAGAGAATAAGTTGTTCTTCTCCAGTTTTCAAATATTTTATCGACTTCTTTATAAGACATGTCTTGTTCTCCTATAAGACTCAACTGTTACCGGCCAAAGGTCTGTTGCTATTTCTAAACAAGCTTCCGCAACCTTTTGAATTTCCCATTGAGCACCTTCGTGTGTTCTGAGATCAATGAACTTTAGAAGGTTGCTCAGGTTAACTGTTCCATAATACTCTGTATAAAGATTTTGTGGAAGAATCATTCTTGCTTGTTCTCGACAAACACCAGCATCTAGTAAATTATTAAACGTATCAATACAATCCATTGTTCTTGCTTGTAGAAGCTCTGAGGCTCTCATTAAAGAAAGGGTTGGAAAGACTTGTGGGTTTATCAATTCCTCAGCATTTGAAGCTTGTCTGTTAGACTTGTGTTGTGTTCTAAAAGACTTTGGAAGATAGAACTGTAAATCCTTATCCGTATATCTTCTACTAATCTCATTATAAGACCACGTCCTATGACGATGGTGTTGTGAACGAACAAACAAAGGCACGACAAACTTGAAAGTAACAGAATTGTGCTCGAGAGTTGAAGTATGTTTGTGTTTAATAAGATAATTGATAAGCTTTCTGTCTCTATCATCCAGTTCAGTTTTTTCCACACCAAAGGAGACTCTTGCTGAATTAACCACAGTAAGATCGCTACCCATATGCTGAACATAAGAGACAGAACCGATATCATCATCGTAAATGGATATTGTTTTACTATATAACATTTATTCACCGACGTTTCTGACATTTGCTCTAAATTTGTTTTGATCTGCTGGTGCTGATGAAAAGAAAGGAATAACAAACTTAAAATTTCCTGCTTGAGAGAAGTCAGTTGTTCTATTTTGTACAGCTGGTCCGAATTGAACCTGGTCTCTTGTGTCATAAATGCTTTGTTGTCTAAAGTCCATATTTGGAATTCCTTTTTTTGTTGGGTGCAGATTTATCATTTGAAATTCCATTGAATAAGCTGGTCCTGGTAAAAGATCTCCTTGAGCATTTCTTGACATTTGCATTGATTCCTGTTTTGTTCCAACTATCACAGCATCTTGATTAAATTGCTTTCCTACAGAAACCATTTGGTCTAGAAATTCAGATTGTGACTGGTTTCTTTCAACTACCATTAGAGATCCTTCAAGTTGACCACCGTAGTTTCCGATTATTGGATAAATCTCTGTATATCCTCTTCTCTTTAACATCGATTTAATATGGAATTGCATTTCTTCATTATCCCATTCAAAGTTTTCGCCTCCACCGGGAGGTTCGTGAGCTGTAATAAAAGCAATATTTTGTACTCCGTTTGGATCTTCTACCTGCATTATGTGTTTTTTAACTTCTTGCTCTATTTGGGCTGGTGTAAGGTTCTGCATTTCTTTAAGGATCATTTCCTTTAATAGTTGTTTAGTAAGTTTCATCGTTTAATCTCCCATAGATGTAATTTTCTAACACTAAATAGTTCTTTTGACCCTTTATTTCTATTTCTGTTAGCATTCTTCGTTCAATAACAATAAGATCGCCAGGTTCAAGGAACAATTTGCATTCATCAGAAAATTGTATTACTCTTACAACAACATAAGGCGATTCTTGTTTCTTGTAATCTTGCGGTAAAGCGATAAGTGACTCTTTGGTTTCTTCTTCTTTCTCGACAAGTTCAACAAGAACATGTCTGTTGTATATATTTATAAACATTTAACCTCCAATAAAAGAATACTTGTCGCGCAAAGAAGAGTTGCCACAAGTTCTACTCAACACCCAAAGGTCAAGCAGCATTTATATTATAACACATTATTTATGTTTTGTCAAGTCTATTCTTCGTTTTTCTTTGCTTGAATTTCTTTACGAAGCTCTTGGAATTGGTTTCTTGCTTCGTGAAGTGTTTTTCTTGCACGGACAGCTGATGCTTTATAACCATAAGACTTTTCGTCTACTTTCTCAACATCAGTTAGAATAGCTTGTAGCTCTTCAATCAATTGTTCAAGTTTTTGTTTCATAAGTTCTCCTTTTGTTTATTATGAAATTATATTATAACATATTGTTTGTTATTTGTCAAGTTTTTTAGAATTATTTTCTGTTACTTTTTTACACATTTCAATAAAATAGTCTTGTGAATATGTTCTTTTCATAAAGTTTATATGTTTGTGAACCCATTGTATGTTGCCCAATTCATATCCTTTGGAACTATCAATTCTATCTATTGAGGCATCATTGTAGCGATTGTTGCCAATTGTCAATTCTACTCCTGATAAAGCACATTTTCTATCTTGTTTTAAAAACAGTTCCCATGCTTCCTCTATCGTAACCGTAACTGGGACTTTTGCTCTGGTTCCTTGTTTTCTCTCTCTTGTGACATGTGACGCCCACCAACCTCCAGAAATATCTCCACATCCGCTCCATTGATGATGTTCTTTTCCACTTTTGATAGCTTTACATCCACAAGATTTCACAGGTGATTTCTTTCTTGTCAAATGATCAGTAGAAAAAATCTTTTGTTTTCCACAGTCACATTGACAAAGCCAAGTTCTACTACCTTGTCTATTTGATGATGCTCTTTCAAGCACCAACAAGTGATGAAACTTTTTACCTTTTAATTCCTTTCCTTTCATAAAAAACCCTCCTTATTGGTTTGTAGTATAGTAAATAGTATTATATTCTTCTATTCCACACGCCAATAAGAAAAAAGTTGTTTTTATTTGTGTAATTAGGTAACGGTACAGGCACCACCGGCACAAGCCAATTCGCCTGTAAGATTTGTATTATCATCGATCTCAATTACTTTGTCTAGATCAACTTCTTTAAGGGAAGGTAATAGAGCTTCAAATTCTTCTTTGGTGCAGTCCTCAAAAGGAGCTTGTTTGTAAGAGTGATCTGAATAAGGAAGAACAGACAAACCATTGTAATTGTGCTTGTTCTCCCACATCCATTCTCCTACAGGTTCCCATTCGTCAGGCTTGATAGTAATAGTAGCAGAAACATTGTTGGTGTTTTGTCCACTTCTATGTCCTTCTTTTACCCAATCAATGTGGACTTGTTTTACTCTCTCCAAAAGATCCAAAGCTGATTCGTGACGTGTGATAGCTCCTTCAGGTGCTTTCTGTGGAACAGAAATAACTGCTGTGTCGTGAGGTCTAAAGTATTCGTCCTCAATCAATTCAGGATGATAAATTTGAAGGTAAGTATAAATAGACTCATTCTTCCCTACGCGGATTCTGCGGAGATAATAGTCATTATGCCACGCATGAATTCCGGAACTGGTTCCAAGAGTCAGAGAAGTTGTTCCAGCTGGTTTTACTGTAGTGCAACGAGAAGCTGGTCCGATTCCAATAGCAGCAGCAATTTGAGCATTCATATCTTTTACTTCCTTTGCGGCTTGTGGCATGTCCAATTGGAGGACTTTACCTGAGGCAATACCTGTCATTGAAACACCAATAAGATAATCTTTCTCTGTGTTTCTTTGCCAAATAGGACGAAGATAATGAAAGTCAGTGTAAGCAGCTTGAAGTGTTCCTATGATAGCAGCAGCTTGTGCTCTTGCGTTATATTCCTCTTGTGTCTCGACATCAGAAACATTGATCTCGGTTAGATTACAGAATTGAAAAGGGCGAAGAGCAATTTCGCAACAAGGGTTACATCCATAATCTTTATCATTAGTAAAGTAGAATCCTGGCTCTCCAGCTCCACTAGCTTTTACACGCTCCCAGAGGTTCAAGAAGGTGGCTTTATCAATGCGGTGCCTCATTATGACTACCGAGTTGTTTGCACGTCCTCTTTGGGGGTTTTCTTCCCACCAAGCACCACTTTTAGCACCAAGCATAGCATCATCATCTGCTGAGAAAAGAGCTATTAAAGCTGCTCGTCTAATACCACCAGCCAAAACAGCATCCGCAACATGACAAATAATATCATGAACTTCAATTGTGGTCAATTGGTCTCCGTTTTCTTTTGATTGTAGAATTCCTTCAATCTTAACAAGACATTCTTTTAGGGGCTGTGGACCAGGTGCTTTGCCACCTGAAGTAACCAAGCGAGCACCTTTAGGACGAATGTCAGAGAAGTCAAAACGAATCTTAGAACCACCTGTAAAATAGCACTTCATTAGAGCATTTACAGAATCAGCCCATCCTTCGATTGAATCTCCAATAAGAAAACGACGGGTTCTTTTTCCAGAGGGTCTTTGAATAACTGGTAATTTTTCTATGTGATGATTTTGAACTGAATATCCTACACCAGTTCCTCCAAGAAGAAGAAACATAATTTCACCAAAAACCCTCATGTGATCAACAGGAGCATAAGCACAGTTGAAAATACGGTTTGGAGAAACATCAATAGGTTTTCCTCCAAATTGCATTGAGCGCATCGAAGGTAAAACCTTTTTATCGTAAACAAATTCATAAGCCCAATCAATCTCCTCTTTTAAACTGGGAAATTTTTTGATATGCATTTGCTTGTTTCTGGTAACTAATTCAGCCCAGTTTTCTCTTCTCTGCTCTTCGGGAAGGTAGCGAGCATATTTCATGTGGACTGTTATGTCCGATAGTATTTTGTTCTCTATAGCCATCTTGTACTCCTTTATTTTGATCCTGATAGTTTTGTATAATACTTTTGAAGACTTGATAATTGTTCTTTAGCAGTCAATTGTGGAGGCTCTTCATCACCTCTTCTATCTAGCACATCTATTGAAACAGTTGCCCAATCAACGGCAGCTGGAAAGACAAGACCATCTGGTCCGTTTCTATTTTTAGCAATAAATAAACGGCCTGCGTTAGCTTGTTTATCTTGTGGTGTTCTTGATAACGAGAAAATGAAGTCAGCAACAAAGCACTTATTAAAAGCTTCTGAAATAGACTCCATTGTGATAACTTCAGCATTAAGACCTCCACGGTTTGTTTGTGATGCTGTTATAAAGGCGCAATCAAATTCAGATGCAAGCCCTCTCAACTCTTCATAGATTCCTTCCAAGTCATGTCTCTTTTCAGCTCCGTGAGAAACAGGTCGAAGCAAATCAGCATAGTCAACAATGACAACATCAGGTAAGATGTTTTGCTTTTTTAACTTCTCCAAATGATTCTTTATGGACTTCGTTGAAGCAGATTTAGTTGGATATTCTTTGATAATTAGTTTTCCAGAAACATCTTTTATTCTTTCTTTAACAATATCTTTAGAATCCATGATATCTCGAAGATCAACTTTTGATAAACAAGAATCATAACGAATACCAACAACAGTGTCTGCAAGCTCTAAAGTATAATGAACAACTTTCTTTCCAAGTTTGAGGGCTTCAGCTCCAAGATGAACCAAAACCATTGACTTACCAGCACCAGTTGGAGCAATAACAACAGCTAACTCTTTTGAGCCAATACCACCTTTGGTTATTTCATCAATTTTCTGCCAACCTGTTGTTATTGGTTTGCGAGACTTTTTGATGTAACGATGATCTAAGTCTTTAAACCAATCGTGACCAAAGTTTTGGTCATTTCCTTTTGATAGAGCCTCATTAATTATTTTTGTAATTGAATCGTAATCACCTTTCTTGACTAAATCAGCTGATTCAAGAATAGCTTTCTTAAGACATTGTTTCTTACAGAAATCAACAGCCTGGTCTTTGATATAATCTCTATCTGTTAGCTCATTAGCTTTAATTCTACCGACAAACTGACTGACTTGAGATTGAACTGCTTTATCATAGTTCTTGTTTCCTTTCTTTACCTCAGTTTCTATTGTGGCAAAGTGTGGATGCCTTTCGTATTTGTTTCTATAGTCTAGAACTGTTTCTACTAATGCTCTGATATAAGCAGAAGAGAAGAATTCTAGTTCTAAGACCTCTTCTATTTGATCGCAAAAAGGTCGGTCTTCAAGCATCAATTGTGCCACCTTTTCTTGAAAGTCTTTGCCATAAAAGACAAAGGTATCTTTTTCCTTATTCATATTACCTCCGAGTGTTCAATAAGTATAACCTAGAATTTCTAAATGTCAAGAAATTATTTTATTAAATGTTGCAAAAAGCAGATCAAACTTTAAAGTAATTTGTCCGTCACGCATTAAGAACTTTTGGAATTCTATTTTATTCCATTCAGGTTCAAAATGGTTTATGGAGAATTCTACTTGTTGTTTTGCTACTGTTCCCATTACAGGTTTGTATAACTGCATGATATCATAATTGCTTTCTATTAAATCAAGACCTCCAAGTATGTTTTCATGAAGTGAAACCGGTTTGTCCACTTGTCTGCAAAACTCTGCAAGCGATTCAACAGTTTGTACCTCTGGGTCAGCCATAAAAGGAAAGCGGCTTTTGATTGTTTTAAGCCCAGCTCTAGGTATCCCTGGCAAGTTATCTGACTTATCTCCAGCAATGGCACGACAAAGGGCAAAATTATTGGGATGAATACCGTGTTCGTCCATGAGAGATTTGAAATCCACCAACTTCTTCTGGATTGGTCTCCAGAGGGTGCAATCTTCTCCAACGAGTTGAAAGAAGTCTCTGTCGCTTGACACAATGTACTTATGATAGTCTCGATATTTATCGTGCTTAACAGCATAAGCGATAATATCATCGGCTTCCACATAATCCACAACTGCTTGTATAATTGGTGTTTCATTTAGATACTCCACGAGTTTAATATATTGTTCTGCTTTATTAAGTTTTTGTTGTTCTTCGTTCAACTCGACCATTCTTCTGTTAAATCTTACAGGTTTGCGACCGTCTTTGTATTCCTTGTTCATTTCTTTGCGTTTAGAAGAGCCAGAATGACCGTCCCACGCTATTATAATCTCGTCAGGGCTAAACATACCACAAACCTTTTGAAGGCTCTTTAAAAAGCCAATACAGCCGCCTAATGGGTTACCGTCAGGTGCTAGTGTTGGGTTCACAACATAGTTTCTTAAGAACATGTTGAGACCATCAATTATTAATAGGTTTTTCATTCTATCGCCTCCAATCATGGTGCATAATGAAAGCACCTGCTATTGGCAAAACAATAAAAACAAGGGCAAATAAAGCCCATATATAATCATAATTCATATATCCTCCGTTTTATGATGTTTATATTATAACACGAAAGATCATTTTTGTCAAGAAAAAAAATAATTTTATGGATATCTTCTATAAACTACATCTGGTTCGCCATTTGAGTATTGAAGTATTTTGTGGTAAGGACTTGTTGTAATTTTAAAGCCGCTTTCTACCACTAATTCCATTTTTTGTTGAGGAGCGGAGGTTGGATTTTGTTGATAAATTTGTACTGCTGGAGCATAAACAGATTTCTTTGGATTAAAAACATCAATTGGTTTATAATTCCAATCACTTGGAGCATATTGTGGGTCCCATTCAAGAATTTGGTATACTTCTGTTAAACCTAATGAAGCATAGTAACCTCCAAGACCACCATCAAAATGATCTCCGGAACGTCCACCAAAGTTATCTCTTGCGTAATCCATTAATTTTTTCAAAACTCCTCTTCGAGAACCATTGTTCCAACCAGAACCCATATGTCCGTTTTGATCGCAACCCATTCCAGCTGTTTTGTCCTCTGGCATTACTAGATACATTTGAGATAGCTTCTCTACTGTGTACATTGTCAGATATTCAGAATTAGAATTCTGAGCTAAGCCATTATAGAAAATTTTACAATATTCTAGGTTAGGATTGTCAGGTGTCGAAAATATAATGTTAAAGTCTTCTGTAAATTGTTCAAATAAAACAAGATCATCAGATAAAACTCGTGTATTGTGTTCTGCTGACAACATTTGTTGTCTGGTGGCTTTAATAGTTGGAATAGTTTCTCTAAATTCTCTTAAAATTCTTATTTTCATTATATTTTCCTTAAATCATTGTCTGGTGTTATTTCATAACCATCAATGTTTCCAATGTTAAAATAATCAACACCAGGAAGTTCTGATAGTTTTAATTTCGGGAAGTGCCCTTTGTAATAGAAATAGGCGGCTTGTCCTACAATAAGAGTAAACATCAAAGGAACTATCTTTGGCGATGTAATTTTTAACTGATTGTTATAAGCTATCAATTCACCAATCAAAGAGAACTCTCCAATAACTGATGGGTCTTTTTCATGACCTCTGGCTCTAAGGTGTCCATAATAATCATGAACTGCTCTGTTTTGTAAGTTTGTTTTTATTTCTTCTGGATCGTCTGATTGAAGAAATTGAGATGAAATTTCAAACTTACCTGTTTCTTTCATTTTGTCTGACATTTCTTTTGCTGAAACATAAGGTTGTCTGTCTACATATTCAATGTTATAGATCCCTTCTATTGGTTTGTGTAATGAAGCTGTTTTGCTTTGAAATTGCTTAAATTGCTCTAGACCTGAAGGTGTAGAGTCAGGAGCTGCATCATAAAGATCGGAAATTATTTGTGCATATTTGTCCCAACCGTGTAACTCAACCCCATTTTGGTAAGCTTTATAAGCATCTCCAGGGTTTGGATATTGTGTTGCTTGTAAAGAAGAAGAACCAGCTTTTTGTGTGGGAATTCTAGTCCCAGATTTAACAGCCCAAGCTTCGTTTATTGCTTCGTTTATAAGTTTATAAAGATTACTTTTAGTTAATTTCATGTCATTTCTCCGCTTTAGTAAATAGGGTCTTTAGAAATAAAAAAACCCCCAAGCGAATGCAAGGGGGCTACCATCAACAACAGGAGCATTATGTTAATCGTCTATGTCGTCTGGAACAATGTTTGAGCCAGATGACTCAAATTTATGTATTAATTCTTCATCCATTATTTCAGAAACTATTTCTTTAAATTCTTTATCTTTTAGTTTATCCATCCAATCTTTAGCTCGGAATTTATGTTCTTTTCCTTTGTGCTCCAGGACACACCAACCACCAGCGTTTTTATAAGAAGATGATTGTTTTATTACCTCAAGCCATGATTCTTCATCCATGATCCCAACATTATCTCCCCAACGGATTTGAAAAACGCAAATTCTATCTTGGGTTCCAAAGCGAGATTTAACTATCTTTGTTTTAACCTCAGATCCAACTCGTCTTCCTGATTCATCAAGAACAAAAGATTGCTTTGATTTACGACCTGTGAGCCAAATACGAAGTGAGCAGAAGTACTCTATTGCTTTACCACCAGGTGCTATGTAAGGTGTTGTTAAAGCCTCAGCTATATTGCTTGTGATGTTTGTTTTTAATTGATTTATAAGAATAAGAGTGTGTTGTCCATTTGCTAAAGGAATTGTTAGTTTTGGAAATGCTTTAGCAAAGATTCTTGGCTTAACGGCCATTGAAGATTGAGGATTGAAATCGCCTTCTAAGTCTTTATCTGATGGTGTTGCTGCAATTGAATCCCAAATAAAAACAAATTGTTGTTGGTCTCCGTATTGGTTCATCATATCTTCGATTGCTTTTAAAACTATTTCAACTGAAACTGCTTGAACATAAAGAAAGTTATTATCCATGTCTATTCCAGCATCTGAAAGAAAAACAGGATCTATCGCTGATTCTGCATCATAATAAACCACAAACTTTCCTTGTTTTTGTGCTTGAGCTGCTATTTGAACAGCAAGATAAGACTTACCGACAGATGATAGTCCAGCAATTTCTGTTATCTTTCCAACGGGAATGCCTCCCATTTTTCCTTTACAAATAATAGAGTCGAGCCATCTTGAACCTGTTGGAATCCAATCTTTAACTTCAGTTGGATTATCTTCTCTTAGGTCATGTGCTGCCTCAATTCCCATTGATTTATTCATTGACTTTTTTAAGTCTGCTATATTGATTTTTCCTGCTTTTTGTGTTGCCATTTGTATTACTTTTCCCATTGTTGTTTCTCCTTATTATTATGGTTTTTTATTTTTTTACAAAATTAGAATATTTTTTCTTTAAATATCTGTTAGAATTATTGACCTGATCTTTGGTCCAAATGCTAGATAAGATTTCCGGACTCCACTTGTCTTTTTTATTATGTATTGTTTCCTTTGGATATACTTCTTGAATTTCAAAAATTGCCCCAATAGCTGAGTCTAAGATTCTTCTATATACTTCAGTTTCTATTATTGATTCAATACCTGTATTGAAATCCTTAGAAATTTGCTGAACTCTGTATTTCCACAAAGGATTATCTTCATTTACAGTTATCGTGTAGGCATCAAAATTGAATTGAACGAGTGGTAAAGTTTCTCCATGAGATACTCTTCTATGGTTTGGGATGTCAAAGTTTTGTATTTTTTTAGGTGGTATTGTGCTTTTATTTTCTTTTTGAAATTTTGAAATTCTAGCTGTTTTTTGTTGCTCTTCAGGAGTTAAAGGAATAGTTTTTTCTGAATCATTACAAACCTTATCGCCCTTTTCTTTACCACATGTGTCTTGCTCTATTTTAAATTTAAATCTATCTTTGAGCCAATCATCAATTTCTCTTGTATCATCTTTTGCGCTAACTTCGTTTTCCAACCAATCTAATATTTCTTCCGGAAGATTCTGTGCAAATGCACTATAATAAAGTTCCTTCTCGATACCATCGAGAGATTTTCTATGCATTTCAATATTTATGTTTTCTGTTTCTGGTAACTCAAAAACAATAAACCAACTATTTGGTTTTGTATGAATTCCGCAACTAATCAACTGTTGGGCTTTAGCAGCTGGATGTATCTTTTGGTTTAAATAATTTTCATTCTTATAAGCGAAAGAAACAAAACCAGAGCTAAAAGTCATTATTTTATCTCCTTGAGGGACAAGTCCATAGTGAGCAATAGTTCCTTCTGGAATGTTATTACCTTGTAAGGGAAAGTTTCCATATCTTTTACAAGAAGATAAATAATCTAACAAAGGTTTAATCTTGTTATCTCTAATTTTTTCATTTGTGGTTGTATTTTGAATTTCTACTTTAAAAGTAGTGCCAATATCTTTGAAAAGTCTCATACTAAGATAGTTAGAGATTGACCAACCTGTACCTTCTGATTTTCCGGAAATACTGGAGCTGTGGTCTAGTTGAAGGAAAGTGTCTTGATCATCTGAATTTCCCAGTAGGACCATTTCAGTACCTTCAGTATCAATAGTTAAATATTGAGAAAATTTATCACAGACCGGAGTATTTGTCCAATGTTCATTATAAGGGCACCAAATATCTCTTAAACCATAGTTTCCTGTTTCTTTGTCTTTCTCTATAATAAAATAAGTTCCTAGTTCTTCTCCCGCTTTTTTAGTTCTGTATAACATAGCTCCATGCAAAAGATATGAAGTTTTTGCTCCAATACCAAAGTTTTCTGAAGTTTGCTCTGGATTTAAATTATTAGTATATGCAACTGTCATAAATGCTTCTAAGTTTTTTTCTCCAAAATACTCTCCATTATAGTTTATAATAGATAGTTTCTTAGGATATTCCCAGTCTCTTGTAAAATGTACAACCCCTCTTACTTCTCGAGAAAATCTTTTATTTGCATCGTGACCGTTTATTGCTGCTTCCCTGATAATCATTTCTATTGGTGTTTGGTTTCCTATTCTGTTTATTATTTCTGTTAATTGTCTTGCTGGGTCTGGTGTACTAAAATATTTTGGCATAGTATCTCTCCTTGTTGATAGTAAAATGGGAGTCATTTCTCAACGCAGGAGACTCCCTAACCCTGCATGTTCATTGTTTCGGAGGTACTATGAACTATTCTTCTGTTCCTTCTTCGGCAGGAGTTTCTTCAGAACTTTCTTCTGTTTCTTCCTCTGCTGGAACTTCCTCGGAGCTTTCTTCTGTTTGCTCTTCGGTAACTTCTTCTTGTGTTTCTTCCACTTCAGCTTCTTTTGATGTGTCTGTTTCTTCTTCAGCTCCACATGCAATAAGTGCTAATAATAATAAATTAATCATTTTGTCTCCTTTATTTGATTAAAGTGCCCTCATAACGGAGAGGGCGACCGTTTCTCTTAAGCTCCCAATTTATCGAAGGCAGCATCAACAGCATCTTGCTCACCATACTTATAGGTCTCGGAGGTTGAACCTTCAGAGCCGTCAGTAGAAAGAGCTTCGTTCAAAATAGCTTGAACATCAGCCGTTGTTTTTCGCTCAAACAAAGCACCAATGTCTGGTACCGAGTTAAGCAGAGCTTCGCAATCAGCAACATCATCATCACAAAGAACGGATGGACGACGGCGAGGCTTAAGAGTGGTTTTTGGAAACGAACCAGGAGTTCCAGGAACATCATAATTTAACACTATGTCAGTTCCAGCTTCAGCGTCTGTAATATCACCATAATCAGGATCTAAAACATACCCCAATAATGTTTCATAAGCTTGCTTACCGTAAGCCCAGATTTTAACGCCTTCTGATTCTTGTCCTCTAACCAAGATTGGAGAATAATAACGTTTTCTGACAAATAATTTCTTAGCTTCTCGCTTAGCAACTTCATCATTGTTTTCAACTCCTTCTTTCCAAAGCTTTGACGCGAAATCACAGATTGGACATTCTTCATTAAAGTTCTTCTTAGGACAAAGAATCCCAGGATTTTTACCAACATTATAATGAAAGTGATATTCCTTGAACGGATCTCCATCTTTTGTTGGAAGAATTCTAATTGTTTGGTCTCCTTGTTCTGGTTTCCATTTGGTATCTTGCTGTTTTGCAGAGTTACCATTTTTTGATGCGTCCAATTTAGCTCGCATTGCTTCTAGATCTAATGCCATAATTTTACTCCTATGTTGTTATTATTGACTTAACTGTCTAAGGCAAAGACACTTTGTGTCTCAACCAGATAAATGCTTCCATTTTCAGTCCTTGAAATAGGAAGATAAAAAGGGGCCAAGTTTTTTATAAGCGTTGGTGATCTTGGCAAACAACTCGGAGGAAGTTATTAAAACTTATTTAAATATTTGTTTGTTGAAAATTTTGTTGAGTTAATTACCCGTTGATAGTTACTTCTTGTCTTTCAAATGTTGGTGTTTCTACAACTCTATTGTGATTAAACACTCTCCAGCCATTTTGATCAAGATCGAATACAACTTCGTGTTTTGTGTCAAGATAACGTGGCTTTTGTCCAGATCCTTGAAGAGATTGTGGAACAGCATTTTGCTTTAGGAAACGCATTGTTCGTGTAGAACCATCTCTTTTTGTGAAGCTTCCGGTGTAAACGTTAGCGTTGAATGTGAATGAATTTGTAGACATATATCCTCCTTATAAATTGAAATGTCTTAATTGTTTTGAGCGTTTTTAATTTCGGTTGAACTCTCAATCAACCATCGTGTTATTAATATAACATGTTTTTAACATTGTGTCAAGTATTTTTTTTATTTTTTTTAATTTTTATTTTTCAGCGATGTAAAGGGTCCTCCCACAAAAATGGGAGGAAAAGAGCAAACTTAATGAAGTTTTGTTTTGTTGTTTGTTATACTATTAATATAACATGTTTTGTTTTATTTGTCAAGTATTTTTTTTTATTTTTTATGCGGCTACTTTGTACTTGTAAACGACAGGTCTAGTTTTCACTCTATTATATTTTTCCCACGAGCCAGAATAAGTTTCACCATCATTGTAGACTGTATATTCAATGCCATAGTATTCTTTTGTTTCTTTTTCTTGAATTATCAAGAGTTGTTTAGAATAGCCTCTTTTATAATCTACATAAGATTCTATGGTCTTTTGTTCTACATAATCAAAGTAACTATCTTGTTCTTGGCATGTAAAGTAATTAAAATCTGTTTTTTGCAGGTATTCAAGAAAATTATCAGTGGATTCTCCCGAATAGTTTTTTTGAAATTCGTTGTAATCAAATTTATATTTCATTTTTCCTCCGTTTGTTGTTGATGTTTATAATATAACATGTTTTGTTTTATTTGTCAAGTAATTTTTATAAATTTTTTGCAATTTTTATTTTTTGTTGTTTTAAAGCTTCAAGTTGTTTTTGTGCTTTTAGTTTTGAAGAGTTTGTTTTTAACGCTTTCATCTTAAAAGAATAAGAATTTTTGTTCATTTCAGAATTTAAGTTTGCTTTTGCAACTTCAGAATCTATTTCTTCTCTTATATTTTCTATTGCTTTAGAATCAGCATCTTCGGAAATGCCATTTATTTGTTCAAATGCTTGATTTTTCAATTCAGCAGCTTTGTGTTGTGCTAGTTTAAATGATTTTTCTCTTTTTAGCTTGTCTATTTCTTCTCTATGAGATGCAAGAGATTGCATTGCATCATTGGTTTGTTCGTCAATTATAGAAAATTCTTTTTCTAAAATTAAAAGTCTGTCTTCAGTTTCATTTTTTTGTTCTAAAAGCATTACAGAACTTTCATCATCATTCTCAGATAAAGAAGATTCTAGGTAAAGATTTATTTCTTCTAATTTGGATCTTTCTTCTTCTAGAGAGTTTAGTGTTTTGTTCCTCATCATAGTTAAGCTTGCTACTGCTTTTCTTAATTTGTTATGTTGAGTTATTTTGTTATCAATTGCTTGTTCATATACTAGTTCTGGATTTGATTTCTCTATTCCTCCTAATAAGGAATTAAAAAACCCTGATATAAGGTTAGCTATCCTATTAAATAAATTCATGTTTCCTCCGATTGTTGAATGTAGTGAGTAAATTTAATGGAATAGAAAAACGAATGTTGAGATCCGTTTTCCCAAATTCCAAAGCTTGTTTGTTGTTTTGATTCTAAATAAGATCTTATTTTTTGAAGAAGTTGTTTATCTTTTTCTTTTGTTTCAGAACTTATACTATAATAATAACATGATTCTGTTTGGTTGTCAAGTAAAAAATATAAATTTTCTTCATTTTTTTCTAGTTCTCCGATTGACACGGTTCTAATTCTTGATATGTCTTTTGGTTCATGTAAATTTCCCATAATTGGTGTTGAATTTTTAAACCAGTTATAATTTGCAAGAAAGTTTGCAATGGCAGCATTTGCATTATCATAATAAGATCCAAGCGCTCCTTCTCCGACAATGTTAGAAATTAATTTATTGTCCATTAACCAAATAGAATTTATTAATCCTGATCTTGCATATTCTTGAAGAACGCCAAATGTAACATTATGTTGTAATTTTTGCGTTTTTGATAAGAAGAAAGGATCAGGAACAATATACATTACTTTGACCTCGCGATCTTTTATTTGTTCTAAAATTGCCAAGGTTGCTCCAGAGACCTTTGAAGCTCCGCAGAGGATAAACCAAATGTCTTGGTCGTTTCCAAGCTTAAGAGTTTTTGTTAGTTTAGGGACGCTAGATTCGTATTCTTCGTGTGTTTCACACTTTGGTAACCCTTTGCCCTCGTCTAACTCTATCGTCTTGTATTTGCCTAAATTTGAAAGCTTACGGCATATGTTTATGCCTGCATTGCCAAGTCCAATTGTTATCATTTTAATTCTCCTAAATTTCTTCCGACATTTACATTTACTTTGAACTTTCCAAGTTTTGTGTTTTCAAAGATTTCAACAATTTCTTTTATTCTTTGTTTCTCGGAAAGAGGCACATCCAAGATAATTGAATCGTGAACAAGAAATGCTACGTTGGTTTTGAGTCCTTTACAGTATTTTTGTATCGCGGATGCTCTATCAAGGAAATTATCTGAGGAGGTCGATTGGATAAGGTAGTTAAGCGAGTGGAAATCATCTGAAGGTATTGTTCTTCCAAATGGAGTAGATACAACTCCCTCCGCATAGTGTCTCTCCAATACCTTTCTCTTGTCATAGAAATCAGTTTCAATTGCTGTTGAAGTCGGATTGTAGAGCCATGCAAAAATCTGCTTCTTTGCATCATCTCGAGAAAGATTATTGTTAAAAATGCTAGTTTGATTGAAATCATGAATGTCCTCCGATGGTTGGTTATGTCCCGAAAGGGATAAAAGCGTTCTTAATTCTGCTCCGTTGAAATCAAGTTCAACAAACACATCCCATTTGGGAACGACAATGTCTTTAATGGTGTTCTTAAGGTTGAGGATAGGGAAAGACCCTTCTTGAAGTCCCAAGCGCCCTGTAATGGTTCCCCAAGGGTTGTAAATAACTCTTAAAGGTTTATCCCAAAAGCTGTTTGAAAGGTGCATTGCTTTTTGATCTCGTTGGGCATGCCATTTCCATTTTTCCTTGTCAACTCTGATTGGTTGTTGAGCTATTTCTTTACACATTTGATTGATATTATGCATTAATCGGTAGTTTTTTGGTTTTGGATTGTTTTCGATTGTCCATTGGGTAATCTCGTTAAGTAGGTTGTAGTAGTGCTGAATATCTTTGGTTGGAACGAGGTCATAAAAACAGATATCGTTTAAGTTTACCTTAGATTTAATGAAAGATTTGAGGTGAGCCTTGATTTTCTTCTCTCTTGCTTCCAATCTATCTTTCAAATGTTCTGGGCAAGCTTCATTTATTGATTGACCCTGCATGATTATCTTAGCTAAGGTAACGTCTCTGTCACCAATCAATTCTGACCAATCCCAAGTTGCTGTTAAAGTCTCAGGTAGTTCTCTTATTCTTAATTTTCCATCAGCAAAATAGCCTCGGCATTCTTTTTTATCATCAATGATTTGAAATATCATTAGTCCTCCGGTTGTTGATTACGCTTTCTCAAGAAATCGTTGATACCTCCTGGTTTGTAAACATAAAAAAAGCGATATTGTTCATTAATATAACTTAAGGCTTGATCTTTGTCAAGTTTTTTTTCAAAAAAAGTTAATTTTTTTTCTATTACGTCGAACTCTGCTTTATTAAACATCATGTTTTCTTCGATATTTCTTATCTGATTATAGATCTTCAACCAATATAAATCAGAATAATCAGATTTATTTAATTGTAATTTTAAAACATTATTTTGTTTTGTTATATTACCATTATAATATAATTCTTTATTATAAGGAAATAAATTTATATATATATTATAATATTTATACAATATATTATTTATATTATTTATATCATTTATATATGTTTTATTAAAAGAAGCTGTATATATTTGTTGTTCAGTATTTTGATTGTATTTTGATGAAAACTCTTTTATTCCATCTGATCTTGTACCAGCAACCATGATCCATGGACAATTTGACAAAACAAAGAATCCAAATTCATTTGCAAGATTAACATAATCAGAAAATAATGGAGAAGAAACAAATTCTTCTTTTTGTGTATCGTCTCCACACTTTAAAGGAGCAATAGAAAAAGCCAATCCAGATGTAAAAATGTTTGAATTAACAGATTTCTGCCATCCTGTCATTGTTAAAGGAAAATTTGGACCTTTTTGTGATAAAAATGATAAAAAAGACTTGACATAATGTTTAAATTGTGTTATACTATTATGGAGTTTGTTTGTTTTAATATATTCATGAAAATCTTGTAATAAGTTATTTGCATAGTTTTCATATTCAACACTAGGAGATACATATGAGTAGTAAGCTATAGGCGAAGATAAGTACGGATCTTGAGATTTTTCTTTTGCCATCCAAGCCATTTGTACTTTAAATTGTTTGAAAGCATCAACAGCAAAATTGATGCCCTGAATTTGTTTACCGTTATCAGATATTGTTTTTATTACATCATCGTTAGGGATGATAGTTTCATATCTGCTATTAACTCTTTGATAAAACACTTTCTCGAACAGATTAGGTTCAAAATAAGCATTTTCTTTTTCAAATGCTCCTTCTTCGTTCCTAAAGTGTCCAAACCATTTTGATCTTTCTTGAAACAAATACCTCAATGGTCTTGTTGTGTTTTTTCCATTGTATTTCATTAATTGTTGCCCTCGATAGTATTGGTTTCAAATACAGAGATAATTTCTCCACAAGCTGCTGAATCAGTTCCATCGCCAACACCAGCATTGGCTAGTGAATTAGGCTCTTGTAGCTTAGTGATCAATCCATCTAAAGTATCATCATTTCCATCTTCATCACCTGAAAAGAAGAATCTAGCTTCAATTGAGGTTTTAAACCCTTCAACCCCTATTGTAGTCTTAACACTTGTGATAAGGTGATAACCACCAATACCCATTAGTTTAGCATAATTCATTACATCATTATCGATAAGTTTTTTTGAAGGATTTCCAAATTCATCTCCACCGATTCCAAATGGGTCAACATATATTTGCATTCCCGGAAAGAATAAGAAGTTACCATAAAGCTCCATTGAAACATTGTAAACATTTGATAGTTGAGCAAAGTCACCAAGACCTCGATACCTCATCATTCTGGATTCTCGGAGATAAGTGATATTGGTTTTGCTAAAACTAACCTTTTTCATTAACCCTGAGGCTGCACCAATATGAAAATGATAGATTCCTTGATCTAAATCATCAGAGTAGATTCCTTTTCCTTTATGTGTTAAAGGTTTCGAATCTGGATAAATTGCAACAAATGTGTACATATCATGAGCACCTCCTGTTCCTGTGTAGGAAAGAGGAATAGTTCCACTAGTAACATAAGGGTGATTTAAATTAACAATTCCATATTTTGCTGAAAAATTGCTTCCTCTATTTGTGAATAATTTTAGCTGATCGTTTTGTTCTTTACTTCCAAACATTTGAGCTTGTCTGAAGAAAAGTGTTTTATCATGTTCTTTGTTATAACAAACTTCTGTTAAAATATCTCCCATCAAACGATTTGCAAGAATCAATATAAAATCCATTAATGGATAATTGTATCTTTCTGATGCCAATATTTCTTCTGTAAACCATTCTTTGAAGAAATCTAAAGATATTGGAATTGACGCAAGATTAACTTGAACGGTTTTTGTAGAAGGTGGGGTACCACTACTGTAGGGTAGGTGTTCATTAAATTCAAAATCTGTTAAGATAATGGAAACATTTTCTGTTCCTTGAACTCTTGTTCCATTTTGTTCGTAAAGACAATCCATCAAGACATAAAGCAAATCTCCAAGAAAAAAGAATTTTTTTGTTTGTCCTGCACTTGCTGAAAATCCTGAATCCAAACTAGTTTCAATTGTTGGAACATGAGTAAAGGTTCCTGATTGCTTAAAGGTTCTAAGCTGTGATTGGTCTGTTACTGTAACTGATCTTAATAAGCCATATTTAACCAATCTTCCTTGAATCGATCTAGAAGATTGTTTAGTTATCTCAAGTCTTCTTTGTTCAATTGCTGCTGTAAGTTTTGCTAATTGAGATTTTGTACATTTTCCATCTTTTATAAGATCTCTTAAATTATCTAATTCATCCTTAAGTTCTTTTTCTTGTTGTTGCGTTACCAATGCATTAAACTTGTAAGAGCTTAATAAAGCATCTGGATATCCAAAATAATTTATATTTAAATCAATCGTTCCATCATCTGCAATGTTAATATCATGATCTAATGCTGAGAACAAAAAAGATTTGTTTTGTTTATCAATTGCTTCAAAAAATTCATCTGGGTCGACTCCTTGAGAAGTGATAAGATTTCTAGTTGCCGGTGTATCTTGATAATTCCAACCAACATCAATTTTTATCTTGTAATCTACTGGTTTGTAAAACTCTCTAAAGAAAGCATCAACACCATCTTCAACAAGATTGTCTGATGTTGAATTAACAATTAAATCAAGAAATCTAAATTTTGTTTGTTGCTTTGTTGATGGGTTTGTACTAACTGTCATGAATGTATCTCTTTGTGCGACAAGATCACCAAAGTCTTGAAATTTTAAAGACATTGTTGAGCGAACCCATTTTTGTGCCGTAGCTGGTGTTTCTCCATCAAAGTCAAACGATATTGATTTTATCCCAACACCGCCACCACGAAAGATAGTTCTGTTTTTTATTGCTTCTTGATAATTGATTGGCTGTAAGCTTCCACCACCATCAAATTCTCTCTCAGTTGTTATTCCCGTGAATGGGACATCGATTGTTTCAATTACTCCTGGTCTATGCAATATCTTTTGTATTTTAATCTTTGGTACCAACAAGCCTTGAAGAACTGGTGTGATTTCCAAAAAAGGTTTAGCAGATGCTTTTTGAGAATATAAAGAAGTAAGTGTTTTTGAGCTGTTGCTGCTTTGCACTCTTAAAAATCTATTGCCAAAATATCCAAATTCATGAATTTTTTTATTCACAGCTAGCTCTGATTGATTGGTTTGATCATATTTTGTTGCAAGACCTTTGAGATTTAACAATAGGGCACATTGTTCTAATAGTTTTTGTCTTTCGGCAATTTCTTTTTTGGATATTTCATCTTCTTCGTATCCAAGGTTTGCGTTAGAACCGGTTTGTTTGGCAAGATTTTTTGCTATTTCTTTTAGTAAATTATCATCATCAATATTGGAGTCAAAAAATTCTTCTAAGTTATCAAACAATAATCCTTTTAGAATATTTACTTTATTTTCAACAATAATTTGAGACAGTTCATTTTGAGAATACTCAAAAGCTTGTTTATCCATTTCTTTTGTTAAATTAAAATATGATTTATTAGTAACCGGATCAGTGACCCTTGTAAGTTTATTGGTTTTTAAATTAATTGCAAATTGGTAATATTTCTCAAGTATTTTTTCTTCAACATTGTAGTTAAATCTATCAAAGCCTCCACGAAATAAAGGAGCGCTAATATCATATGTAAGAACGTTTTTTGCATTTCCTGATACTTTATTAGATAATATTAACAACGGATCAGAGTTTATTTGATATTGTCCTTTTTGAAGTATTATTGATTTGTAATTATCAAAACCAATTAAAAATCCTATAATCTTCTGATCATTTGGGTCTGGACTAGAAGGAAGTTTTTTGATCAATTTTTTTTCTTGTGGCCATGGACTTGGTGAATTAGTATTAGATGTTGCTCTTATCTCTTGTCCTCCATTAGCATGAGCTACTTTTCTAGCATCCCATACACGAGCTCCATTGAATGAAACAAATCCTTGAGAAAATTTAGTTCCCAAAACACTTTCAGAAAGCAATGTTTGTTCATTTCTACCATCTGTGTAATTTTTTAACAACATATCCGATTCATCTAATGTAAGTTCGTTTTCTAAATTAGCTAAACTACTAAATCCACCATATTCTAAAATAAAAGAAGTTGCAATTGAAATCTTTTTTACAAACGTATCAAAAGAATAAAACCCGGGTTGAACACCGTCTATGATTTTAGCCAAATCTCTTACAGCACCTAAAAAACTCTTTTTAATGTTTAAAATTGTTGGATCATTCCAATAATTTAAAAATTCATTGCTTGGTCTTGATGTTTCTAGTTTTCCAATTTCTTTTAAAAAGTTTTCTATTATTTCTAATTCTTTAGCATTTCCCTCAATTCCAGCAGGATTAATGCTCTCAGCATATGATTTTGTCTTAAGAATATCCATAATGCCAAGTGTAGTTACGACTCCACTTGTATTACTACTTACTCCCCAAATGTACCAAGTAATTGGATTATTTGTTCCATAATCCTCAATAACTTTAGTAGTAAATACTCTATTATCTTTACCGTCACCATGACCCAATAACCAATCAACATCCGTTGAATCTATTGAGGCTCCTTCAAAGAATACACCATCAAAATCATAATAATCATATTCAAATTCAATTGGAACACCATCTGAATCTTTGTATTTTTTAAAGTCGTCATTAGATATTTCATTTTGACCAGATGCAACGCCATACCAAATTTCAGGAGTAACTTCAGTATCAAGTATTTTTCTGTATCTAGAAGCATCTTCTGCTTCATCAGCTGAAACTTGTAACCATTTTCCATTGGTTTTAAGTTCTTTTACTATGGTATCTCTGATCGTCTGTATAATACTCATGTAAATAATCCCATTACAATTGAAAGGTTAGTTGGTATTCTTATCTCTTGTCCCTCTTCAACTTCCGCTTCTGTTGGAATAAAGTTAAATCCGGCAATAACCCACCATTTTGTTTTGTCTCCATAAAACTTTGCTGCAAGCTTCCAAAAGCGATCTCCATTTTTCCAATAATATCTTTGAAATGGAACTCTATTGTACTCAACCTCGGTCAATCTTTTAAATTGAGGAGTTTGATATTGAGTTATCTGTTGAACTCCGCGATCTTCAAATATCTCGTCTGTTCTGTATTCTTCTGTGTCGTTAATAACTTTATTTCTTGAATTGTATCTTGACATGCTTATCTCCTAGAAAGGCCAACTTTTATCACTCATTGGACCATTATTGTTGTTGAAGCCACCCATTCTATCATGCAGAGGAGAAAATGAAAAATTCAATGTAATTTCTCTAGGAACATTCTCACCAGCTCCAACCTCAACACCATCTGTTGTGTTATAATCAATTCCAAAAGAAGTAAAGAACCCTGGCAACATATCACTTTCTGAGAGGACTTCATAGCCTCCAACAAGTAATGGACTACATTTAACTGCATACAATGGAGGAGCTTTTAGAATGTTTGGTCTATCTATTAGTACATTACCAGTATCATAAACAGGATACATAGTTGAAGCCATAAGTTTTACTTGTGTAAAGAAATCAGATGTTTGTGTTTCTGACTCTATCTTGATACTAAATGATATTTCTCGAGTTGTTCCGGAATAAGTTTTTATCTGATCAATTCTTCCATAAACTGCTTCTTGGTTTATATTTGCAGAATAACTATCACTAAAGGATTGAATGTCACCAGTAAATGACCATATTTTATTTCTTGCAAAGGAATAGACATGAACCTGTTGATCTGTTTGATTGCCAAAAGTTTTTAAAAGACTACCACCCATTTTATTTTTCCTTTATTATTGTTGCATTACATTATGAATGTAAGCATCAAGTTGTGTTCCATCTGCAAGAACTAGTTTCAAGTTTCCAAATGAGTTGTTAATACTGTAACTTGGATTAAACGTATTGCTTAAAGAATAACTTGCAGATGCGCCTGCGGCTTGTCCTGCTATATACTTTCCACCTGATGCAATTGTCGCCATTGAATTCAATGTTGTCATTAGTTCAATTTTCTTTTGATTTCCCAAGCCTTCTAAAGCAGCAGAAGCATCTTTTATTCCCTCCGCTAATAGATAAACATTATCAAAAGCTCCATCAAGCATTGCCGAAGCAAATAAATTCAACTCTTTGAACATTGAAGATAAACTTGAAGCTACCATATCAACAGCATAAGCCACTCCTCCCATCGCAAGACCTAATAATAGTATCAAAGCAATAGCACCTCCTCCAACAGTTTGAACAGCAACTAATGCAGGAATTATTGCTGCTAGAGCATAGCCAAAAGCAAATAGTCCAAGTGCAGCTGGCAATGCAGATTCTCCAAGGCCTCCAAAAGCTTTAACAAGATAAGAAATACCAAATGCCGCAACACCAATAGCAGCACCAATTCCTATAGCAGCTAAAACCAACACACCAATTCCAGCAGCACCCGTTAAAGCAGCTGCGGCAATTATTTCTATAGCAGCTGCTATTCCACCAGCAGCTGCTGGCATTTGAGACCCAGCTACAACAGCAGCCTCTCCTGCTCCAAATAAACCAGCTGTTAAAGGTCCAAATAATGCCAAAAGTGGACCAATCGTACCGCTTAAAAATGCCCAAGCACCACCGAACAATACAAGAATAGGGATCAACCCACCAGTGTAAGTATTGATCCAAGCAATACCAGTAGCAAATTTTTCAATCAAATCAATAGCATATTCTAAAAATCCCATAAATTGCTTGTTTGCAACAATAGATTGAATCGCATTTGCAAACTTTTCTTGCAATGGTATAGTAGCTTTAACAGCATCAGCAAACTTTTGTTGAATATCAGCTTGTTTGTTCATTTCTTTTTGTGATCTTCTGTAAGCTCCAAGAGACATGCCGAATATCTGGTTTGCTTTAGCCATATCAGATATTCCAGCGGCATTTGCAATAGCTTTTTGAGTGAACCTATCCATTTGAGAGAACTGTTGCCCAGATGCTTGAACAGATTTAATAATTTGTTCAATTCTTTTGTCTTCATCCATCATTAACATTCTTGTTGCTGACATTTGAGACCCAAGAACAGCATTAAGTTTTGCTGTTGTTTCAGCAGCATCCGCAAATGTGTCAAATTTCTGTGCAATTCCAAGTAATTCTGACATTTCAACACCAGAGTTTCTTGCAGCAGCAGCTAAATTCTTGAATATCTTTATTGACTTTGTTCCTTGTGCAGCAAGAACTGACGAAGCAGCTGAAAAGTCTTTTATCATTCTTTGTGAAGATAGACCAATATTAGTCCCGATCATTGCAAGTTCTTGAGTTAACTCGGCAGCTTGTTTATTAGACACACCCATTGATTTGGTCATTATATTTAGGGTTTGTGTAAACTCTTGACCTGAAACACCAAGTCTTTGAAAGTCAGCTCCCATTGCTCCAAGCTGTTTTACTGATTCAAATGACATATCGTTCATTCCGATAAGATTATCATTGAAAGCTAAAAGAGCTTGAGAAGTGTTCTCCATGGATCTTCCCATTTCGTAACCTTCAAGCTTAACATCTGATAAAACATCTTGAAACTTAGTTCCAGCACCTGTCGCAGCAGCCATTTTTGCACCAGCAGCATCAATTTGCAAGGCTAGTCCAACGTAAGACTCCAAAATAGAAGCGGCAATATTTTGAGCAGAGAACATTTGCTTTGCTGCTTTAGCAAACTTCTCTTGTTCTTCTTTTGAAGATGCAATTTTCTTTCCGATATTTGTCCAACCTTGAACAGTTTTCAAGAGTTTTGAGTTTCCAAGTCCAATCTTTGATGCAATTCCTCCAAGAATATCATCATATTCTGATACATTTTCTTTTAGTTTATCTACTATATCATCTTGTTTGTCTAATTTTTCGTTGAGATTTTCAACAGTTAAATTAACTTCTTCGAATTCTCCATTAAACTTAGTTATTTCCTTTGTTAATTGATTTTCAAGTTTAAGAAGTTCTTGTCCTTCTGTGATGCCTTTTTGTTTCATATTGGAAATACTTTTTTGAAGATCTTCTATTTTTCTCATCTCTTCTAAAATTATTTCTTGCTGTCTTATTTCTGCATCACGCATCATGCCGAACTGTTCCATGGTGGAAAGTTCTAATCTCATATCATCAATCTTGTCTTTTCTATTTCTAGCTTCTTTGGCTTGTCTTCTTAAGCGATCTTCTGCTAAGAGGTCCAAAGTCCTGTCAAGTTCAACATGTTCTTTTTTCTGTTCGGTAACTTCTTTTGCATTTTTTACATCATTTTCATTCGACATCTATTATCCCTCGTCTTTGAATGGCCAAGTGATTCCCGTTGTTTGTTCAAAGTGTCCAACGGCTTGGTCCAACATCTCTTTTGTTTTTTGAGATTGAGGATGGTCTTTTCCATGCTTGATAAAATTATCAAGATATTCTTTTTCGGCCATAATTGCTCGAGAATAGGCTTTAACGTCTTCAACCTCTCCTCGTATCACAAACTTTAGTTTGGGGCCTTCATCGTCCTCTGAGAGCCTTTGATGAGCCTTTAAATCAGCAGTCATTGTAACATCTTCTCCATACATATAACGTAGAAATGTTTTGTTCCAATCTGCAAATGCTCTCATCCAAGATTCGGTTAATAATTTCTTTTTTGTAAAGTCTAGTTCCATTAGTAGTTCCTCGCTTATTAATAAGTAGTTTAATTAAAAAAACCCGATTATTATCGGGTCTTCTTTGATGCCTTTTCGGCGGCTTTGTTTTCTTCTTCATATTGTTGAACCAATCTTTGGTAAAACCAATTTCTTAATCCAACGGGCAAATTGTAAACTTCGATAAAAGACCAACCGCCATAATGTTTCATAAGAAATATTTGTTCATACAATTGTTTAGAATATTCATTGTTTAGGCCAAAAAAACTCCGCTCCAAGCGGCACCTCCAATTCTTGTTCATAACCACAAGATTTGCATGCAAAGTCAAATTTCAACTCAACATTTGGAGAGATTTCTTTGTAAAACTTTTTAAGAGTTAAAGAATCTTTAAGAGGCATAAGATCAATAAATTGATTAACCATTCCTTTGTCTTGGACACCATTAGCTGAAACAACCATTAGTTTGTATTGGTCTGTTACTGTTGATTCATCTTTTTTCTTCTTTTTAGAATCTGTCATTCTTTCCACAATTAAACGCTCTTCTTTTGAGGTTAATTGTTTAATTTCTAGAGTAACACCAGATTGTGGCAATTTTAATTCATAAAGACCTTTTTCGTTTGGTTCCAAAGAAGATCCATAATGAATTGATTTATCGTTTAAATCATATGTTACTTGATTTTTAGTGAAACAAGAAGGACATACAATTTCTGTATTATAGTCTGGACCGTATCCTGTTATTCTTGAGTCTATAAGAATAGCGTTTTTGTCTCCAATCAAAATAGAATCAAGTTGAATTGATTTGTCCACCAAGATATTTTGGATAAAACGATCAAGTACAATTCCTTTCTTTATTAAAGATTCAGATGTTAAAATATCTTCGTCTTTTGCTGTCATTTGAAAAACTTCAATTACTTCTTGATCTTTCAAAGGATGACCTTCGGGATATCCTTTTCCTTTTGAAGGAAGATCGACAAATAATGTCGGCTTAACAAAGTTTAATAATGGGTTTTCGGTTGGCTGTTGTGCGGGCTCAACCGGAGGCCCGATTCTATCATTGTTGTTTCTGCTCATTTTTACTCCTATTCTAAGCTAGCTTGATGTTTTGGTTGGTTTTTTGGTTGTCTTTGATTAACTCTATTTCTAATTTTTTCTTTCTTTTCTAGTTGTAATCCTGTGCTTGCTTCACCAGTTTGGAAAAATGGAGACGCTTCATCAGTTGTCTCTGGTCTTGCAATGTCATATGAAAAAGTAATTGAAATTTCATTTAATTCATCAGAGCTGTAATCTCCACCACCAAAATCAATTTCAGATATCAAGATATTTTCTATAATCCACTTCTCATTAGCATCATATTCTTTTTGATAATGTCTTTCGATTTCAATTTTATTTAATTTTCCACCAGATTGGATAAGAACGCCATCCAACCACGTTTCAACAAAGCCTTCATTATAAACACCATTTCCTCGAGAAATTAAAAGTCCAGATTTTTGTTGGTGGTCGTCGAGAATATTAGCCATCCCAAACCAAAACATTTGTGTAGACATATCTCTTGTTGTTATATCTGTTGTTTGTGGAATCATAACATCAGCAAATGTAACTGTTATTGGCTGCCACTTAGTCGGTCCTGGCTTGTATACTGCGTTACCGCCAAATCCTGTTTGAATTTCTTGCTTCTCTTGTGATAATTTTGGAAATTGTGCTGTCTTTACCCACCAAATAATACCGCCAAAGTTCAAGGAAAACCTAAACTTTGGCAATATTTTCATATCCGGACTTGTCCAAAAAGACATTTAAACCTCTGTGTTATCCATTAGTGAAGAAATCACTACCCGCTTTCGCACCGTTTTTAAATTCGCAAGATGCCCAATCGTATTTAAATGACAATGAAATTTCTCTCATATCTTCTGAACTATAATCAAAATCTCCAAACTTTACGTTTGTAATGAAAGCATTGTGAAGTGTCCACTTTTCAACAGTATTTCCCTCAGCGTCTTGTGTTTCAATTGAAAGTTCTCCATTGTTTCCAACAAGAGAAGCTTTAGTAAATGTTTTAAATGCATTATCCAATTCACCAAATTTTGGAATTTCATATCCTGCTGCTTGGATCAAAGAAAGTGTCTTGTGAACAACATCATTATCACCAGCTGGGTCAACAAGAGTTACTTCAACATCAGACCATTTGATTTTTCCGGGAAAATTGAATACGTGATCTGAAAAAGCGTGTTCAATTGATGTGATTTCATAAGATGGTGCTGTAACAGATTTAACGTACCAAGCTATTTCTTGATTGAAAAGTCTAACCAAAAATCTATATTTTCTTTTAGGATCAGCGGCTGGTGAACTCCAAAATGTCATAATTTATTTCTCCTGTAAATTCTATTATTAAATAGTGGTGTAGATTAGAATTCTACACCAGATCTTGAGATAATAAAGTCAACTGCAATAAACTCTATTGATCTCGTAGGCTTGATAAATATCTTAGCATACATGATGTTTCTATCTACCAAGTCTTGTGTTGTTGTTTTTTCATCAAGAACTAATTTAAACTCAGATATTCCCAATCTATTTTGAACATCAACCAATTCTCTTTCTGCTCTTGACTTAAAACGATTCCAAGTGGTGCTTACATTTTGATCAAACAAAATAGTATCAGCGATAAGTCCAATTCTGTATTTAAGGAAAATCAACAATCTTCTAACATTAATTCTGTTAAGAGCAGAATCTGTTTGTTGAAGTGTCTTTTGTCCAAAGATTACAATTTGATCCATTGAAGGAAATCTTGCAATTGGATTGATATTGTTTTGATACAAGTCGTCGCGATCATCTTTTGTTAAGTGCTCCCAAGTTCCTGTTATAATTGGACCTTGAGATCCACCAAGTTCGTTGATACCACCACGATTGAATCCTGCGGGTGCAAACCATAAATCTGAAGCTTTGTCAGACTTAGCTAGGGCACCAATTGCAGCAACCGATGGAGGCACGTACAATACGTCATTTTGGCCGCCTATTCTATCTCTTAAACGTACCCAGGGATAATAAGCAGCTGCATAAGATGTATTCAATTTTCTTCCTTCAAGAGAAGTAATTGTTCCATTGATACCACCAGTGGTAACAGAACCATTAGATTCATAAGCAGGCTTGTAACCGCCTTCGATATCGATAATAGCCAAGTGATCTTTTCTTTCAGCTGCAACTCTTAAAACCTCATCAGTAACATCTGTGTGTGTGATACCTGGGATTGCAAGAACATTATATTCAACGACCTCGGGATCTTGAACTGACTCAAGAGCTTTGAAAATAGAATTATAAGCATAAGATTCTTGTCTTGTTTTATCTGTCAAGTTTTTATTTGAGAATGGCTCAACTTCTTTAAGATCTAATCCATCATGTCCTCCAAAGAAAGGGACTCTAAATTGACGAACTTTGTCTTGGAAAAGGTTTTTAATTGAACCTTGAGCTTTTGAATAAGAAGTACCAGCATCATAAGAACCTGATTCGTAATAATATTCATTTGAATTGGTATTGCTTTGTACAACATCATCAAGAGAGAATATATAAGAATACTCATGAGAAGCAGGAAGTGATTCATTTTCGCCCAAGTGATGATTTAAATTAAGTGTTGCATTGCCGGGAAGAACTCTTACCAAATCAATGAAAGAGTCGTCTCTTGTTGTTGCTGTCGCTCTATGGTGACGAACACCTTGGAAATCTGTTTTTGCAAAGTTCTTTCCATTTGAATTGGCGTTTTCTACTGTGAGTCTTAAAGATGGGAACACAAAAGAACCTGAGAATGCTTCAGGAACATTAGCAAAAATATTAGCATCTCCACCAGCATGAGGCACATTAGCATTAGCCACAACTGATGCGTGAGCATATGCTGTGTTACCAGATAAAGGAGTAACAGCTTTAGCAACAACTTGTGAACCACTTACAATTGAAAATCCTTTTGGTCTTAAAGGACCAAGACATCCAACAGGAAGAGCATGAGCGTCTTCTAATTGCTGAGAAGTAACAGCAGATGCCATTTCAACATAAACATAATTTGATTTGTTTGTGTATTCTCCTCGAACATTGTATTTTGTGTTTGTTGCATCCCAAGAAAGATATTGGTCACCAATTGCTTTTGCAATATATTTTTCTGATGAAGGATCTAAATTAAGACCTGAGAATTGCTCAACTGCATTTCCGTGCTTATCTTGTATTTCAAGTGTAAATGTTGAATTTGGCTCAACATCATTTCCAAGTGTCAAGTCTTTGATAGCAACTTGATATCCAGCTTGCAACCATTCACCTTCATGAAGAGAAACAAGACGGAATAGTTTTTCTCCATCTTTATTATCTTCAGATTTTCTGTTTAAGAACCAACCAGTTTTTGCTGGTAACATATCTTTTTTATGAT